AAGATTGTTTTTTTCTCCGCTTGAGCTGCGGTTACTGTTTGTGTAGGTCCAATTACTCCGCCGTTTCCTTGCGCCATAATTTAACCTCCTTAAGCGTCGTCTAAGACTTCATATGATATGAAAAGTTCTAAGTCTCCAGTTGCGCTTGCTCCTCCTTTAAGAACATCGCCTTCCATTAAATAAATGGGAGTGTCTGATACCACTAAAGAAGCATTAGCGGGTACTGAAATAACTTTTGCTAGATATGTTGTTGCTGATGCACCAGTTGGTGTTAAACCATTGGCTGCTCCTGTGCCCATGCCATCAATATATAAATTTAAATTTGCTGCTGAACTTGTATCAACATTAGAGCAGACAATTCTGTTTATTTTTAATAATTTTTCTGCATCAACTGTTAATAAAGTTGCTGTTAAAGTATTAGATAAAGCCCAACCATAATTACCACCGTAGATCGTTGAGACTGATACTATATTTGGATTTGCCATAATTTAATTTCCTTCTGTTTTTTTACCCGAAAATCATTGCCATTGCAATAGCTTTTCCTGTTGTGATTCCGGAGCTTACAGTAGCAAAACTGACTGATCCTGAACCATCGGTTTGTAATAACTGACCAGCACTACCATCTCCTGCTGGCAAAGTATAAGCTGGTTGAGCCGCTGCATTTCCTGCGGATCCTCTTGTACTAAGCATTCCTGATGTACGAATGTCAGTGCCATCATGATAACACCATACATTTCCATATTTAGGTATTGCTATACCAGTCTGACCTGTAACTTTAAAAGTTATAGTATCGCTTCCACCTCTAGTAGTGCTATCTATAACTAAAAAAGGTTTTTCAATAGCCGCCGCTGGATCTCCAGCAGTAGCTGCTATATCTAAAACTCTACTTCCACCAGTAGAACCGGTAAGTTTAATAATAAAAGCTCTACCATCATAAGTTCCAGTAGAACCATCAGGTATAGTTAAAGTTCTATCAGCTGTTAAAGCTACTTCAATATATCCAAAAGTATTTTTAATAAAATTTAAATTATTGTTGGTATTTGCACCCCATGTACCGGCATTTTCTCCGGTTGCCATTAATTGGATACCTAAACTATTATATGTTGAAGCCATTGTAAAAATCTCCTAGTTTTTTAGTTTATATGTTCTCATTAGTTTAAAGTCAATAGTATTATGCTGGGCTTTTGTTAGTATAGCTAGCACTTGTTCTTGGTGTTTTATCGGTATAGCTGCCACTTGTTCTTGGTGTTTTATTTGTGTAATTAGCACTCGTATGTGGTGATTTATCTCCATAATATTTAAGTATTAAACCTGGTCCATTTACTGTAGCTGTTAAAGACTGTCCTAGACCCACTAAACTTGCATTAGTCTGTTGAACCGTAGTAAGGGCGCCCGCAGCTGTAGTAGCAGCAATTCCTGTTAAAGTTGTTAGCGTAGTTGGAGAAGCTGTTATAGTACCTAACGCAGTGGTAGCAGATTGCGCTGTTAACGTCATTATAGGATCAGAAGTCGTTGTTAGAGTGCCTATATCAGTATCTGCTGATTGACCAGTTATACCTATAACATCTGCAGGATTTAAAGTACCTACTGCTGATGTAGCTGATAAACCTACTAATCCAACTGAATGCTCATCAAGAGAAAGATTTCCAAAAGAAGAAATTAATTGTTGACCAGTTAATGAAAGAGTTAAACTTGCATCAATAGTTAGTGAGCCAACTGTTGTAGTTGCAGATCGACCCGTTAGACCAACTATTTGTCCAGGTATTTCTGTTAAAGTTCCTAACGATGTTGTAGCTGATAAACCAACTAAAGTTTCAGTTGCACTTTCAACTGAACCCCAACCATTTTCACCCCAGTTAAGTGTACCCCAACCAGGTTTTACTTCTATTAATTCTGTTAAACTTCCAACTGTTGTTGTAGCTGATTGACCTGTAAGAGTAATGGTTTCATTTTTAAGTTGTCCCCATTCACCGGCACCCCAAGATTTAGCACCCCAACCTGTAGCCAGAACAGTTGAACCATTCCACTGAGATTGTCCCCAGGTTAGTCGTCCCCATCCCGTCGACATGGGCCTCCTATGCTATTTGAATAATTGCGTTGCCTGCTGTTTGAGCTGGAAATTGAATTGTAAAAGTTCCAGTGGTCACAGTCTTGTCTGCGCCAAAGTTAATTGCGCAAACCGCTTTGTTTGAATTAGTTGAATTATAAATTAAGCAGCCTCTTGCTGTGAATGATGCTGTCGATCCCCATGACGTACTTGCAAATAAACAACATGCAGTATCACCGGATAAAACTGGAGTTGTGCTTGTTAAAGCGTTTCCGCCTGTTGTGTATCCTGTTGAAGTTGAACTAACTTCATAAGTGTTAGTTGGATCAGCTGTACCATCTGCGGGTGCAGTGTAAGCTGTAGTTGATTTGCTTAAAGTTGCTGAACTTGTGTATAAAGCTAATTTAAATGCGTCTGTACCATTAGTAAAATTGTGACCTTCTACTAAAATTTCTTGTTTAAAACTATTACAAATTGCCGATGTTATTGCCATAATTTATCTCCTATTACTGAGGCGGTGACTCGATCGGTATACGTACAGTACCATCTGTATAATCGTCTCGTCTTCGTCTCCCAATTTGCATACTTGCAAATTTCGATAGTTCCTGTTTATACTTTTGTTCATATAAAGTCAACATGTCTGCAGGGCCTTTTAAGAAAGAATATGCCTCTACCAAACATGCATATAAGAGCCCTTGAGGGAAATATTTGCTAACATATGTGCCAGAAGTATCTGTTTCTAAACTTGGTGGAATCTTATTCCAGAAAATAGTGTATAAATAATTTTGATCAGGAGTAGGTGCTAAATAAAGAGCACCTGAAGTAGTTGAAGTTGTACCAGTGGCTCCTCCAAACATAGCATAATATTTAGGTAATCCTGTAGTATCTTGACCTGTCTGACCTCCTTCAGGACCTGTTAGTTCCCCAACATATTCTTGTATAAAAGTTTGATCTCTTTTTAATAAAAACTGTCCTTGACCTGTTCTAGCAGATGTAGAGTCAAATACTTGAACGGCTCTAACAAATAAACAGCCAGCGGGAACATTTATACTATTAAAATCTGTAGCTAATTGAGCATCTGATCTAACTCTATCTGAATCCATAGGAAGATCATATGCAATTCTATATTCTGCATTTTCAATAAATCTGTTTATAACTGCTTGAGTAAAAACCGTGCTGTCTACTTCAGTATAATTTCTAATATCGTCGGTTAAATTTGAATGAGAATATCCTGCCATTATGATTGTAAAGTAACCGGTCCTACTGAGATCGGGTACCCTCCTCCTGTTTCTACACTTGTTGCGTTTGTATCGGCACTAAAATAAAACCAGTTTCTACCAAACTGTCCTGTATTATTGGGTCCAGTTGTATCAGTTGCACCATCTACATATTTACCTACTGTTATAGTATATCCTGCAGCTTTTGCAATCGTTGCTCCTGTAATGCCACCAACTCCTTCGGGATTGCCAAATACTCCAGCCGCTCCTAAAGGTCCTCTAAATCTTTTTACATCTCCAGTCGTATATCCATGTCCAGGTAAATTAACATTTACAATTGGAGAACCAATTTGATAAGTTACTAATGGATTAAACCCTAACACATCTGCTACACCAAATTCTGTTCTTGCAGGTTTTGCATGTTGCAAAGCTTGTGGATCAGCGCCCACGGGTCTTGGACTAATTTGTGGTTGTTTAGGTTCATACTCAGAAGTATGTACCCATAAACCATTCCATTCTTGAACCATTTCTCTATACGGAAATGCAGCTCCAGAACGATCTGAAATCATTAATGCGTTTCTACCTTTTGAAAATTGTCCCATTATTTTTTACCTTTACGTGCTTCTCTTAATTGAGTTGCTTTTATATTTCTATATCTTTGAGTACGTCCTATTCTTGCATGAACGTCAATATCACTTGCACCAATTTTTCCTTTAATTCCTTTAACTTTTTTATTTGTTCTAACTTTATAAGTTACTGGTGCTCCTGTCACTTTAACACCTTTAGCAAATTCTCCTGGTTGTTTAACTATAGTTTTAGGAAGACCTTTTGGTCTTACTCTCCACTTTACTTTTTTGTTTAATTGTGCATCAGCACCTTTGCCTGGAAACTTTTTAGATTTTTTAAAAAGCGCTTTTCTAATAACTCCCATTCCTTTAGTTATAATAGTCATTATATATTTGGATAATAAGTTTTCGGTGTAATATACGTACTCGCCGCTGATCCATCCTCCTGTAAAGCTCTTTGTAATTCATCTTCGTATAATAATTTCATTTCTTGAGTTCTTTGTGGTGCAAATTTTTGTGATAAGTAAAATGCTAATCCTGCTACCATACATGGAATAAATCTATATGGAGCATCAGTTGCATTTGTATAAGCTCCTGCATCTTGAACTCTTGCTAAATAATAAATGTTAATATAATTACTTGCTTGAGAACTTCCTGCTGTAGGGTAAATTGTAATTGTAGTTTTGTCTATAAATCTTTGAACCCAAAATTGACTTGGTGTTCCTTTGACCATTTTATTTGAAAAAGCTGCATAAGTAGATCTAGTAACTTTGGTTAAAGGTAAATCTGTTTGATCTGTTGTATTGTAGTCTGTTCTGTATGAAGCCGAAAGAATATCGGTCATTCCATATATACCATTTACAGGAGTAGTAATGGTACTCGTGCCATCTCCACTATCTCTAAAAAAATTGTAAGTTTGAGTACCTTCAATTAAATCAATATTAGTATTTCCAATTTCCCAAAAATGAATTCCTCTATTTCCCCACTCTTGAAATAAAATATTTAATGATCTTCTAGCACTTAATAATTGATGCCCGGCAGACCCAACTAATCCGATTCTTTCATAAGCTTCAGCTATAATATCATCTACAGCAAAAGTCTTATCAAATGTATAAGCACCTGATGTTGTGTTGGCCATTTAATCTCCTATCCGGCATAGAACGCGATTATCTGATCCGCATGATCTAAAGTATAGGTTACATACATTCCATTAACTAATCTAGCACCAGTTCCATAAGCTGAAACCATTCCACCATTTGTACCTGCTGATCCACCTGTAAGTTCGGTAGATATAACCGTTCCGGCCGTTCTTT